TTAAGCATGTTCTGATGCATTATAAGTACGGTGGTAAGACTTTGTATTACTTTAATACTAATGACGGTGCTGGTGAGATTGAAGATACCCCATTGGATCCAGGTGCAATGGATGAAGAAGATTGCGATTCTTGCAAAATATAGATGTACAGAAAGTAGCAAATGGATTATATTAGAATAGATAACGACATGTGGGCTGACCATGGTACGGTTTATACAGTTCTAGAATATAGTAAACCGTTGACTAGTTCTTCGGCTGTTCATCTAGTTCTAGAAAACCGTGAAACAAAAGAAATCACCCGACGTGTCGTTGCCGAACACCAAATAGAATGGCTAGAGGATATTTAATGTCAGTATTTAACAACGAACAATTTGACGCTACACAACAGACTTGTTTCTTTGGTAAGCCAGTAAACATTGCTCGTTATGATAAACAACGGTATAATGCATTTGAAAAGCTTACAGAGAAACAGCTTGGTTTCTTTTGGCGTCCTGAAGAGATAGATCTGTCTCGTGATGGTAAAGACTTTAAGGCACTGAACGATCATGAAAAACACATTTTTACGTCTAACCTCAAACGTCAAATCCTCCTTGATTCTGTACAGGGTAGAGCTCCATCTCTGGCTTTTCTCCCAATATGTTCGCTTCCTGAGCTGGAAACCTGGATCCAAACTTGGGCGTTTTTCGAGACGATTCATTCCCGTTCCTACACTCATATCATTCGTAACGTCTATTCTGATCCTTCCAGAGTCTTTGATGAAATGCTGGACATCCAAGAAATAGCTGATTGTGCTGACGATATTAGTAAGTATTATGATGATCTGATATATCTGAATCAGCCAGTTATTCATATATCTGACTCTGCAAAGCCGGGTGAGTTTGGTTCAATGGAGAGATATAACTATGAACACAAGAAGGCTTTATGGCTCTGTCTCAATGCTGTTAATGCTCTTGAAGGAGTAAGATTCTATGTCTCGTTTGCATGCAGTTGGGCTTTTGCGGAAGTTAAGAAAATGGAGGGTAACGCGAAGATCATCAAGCTCATCGCGCGGGACGAGAACGTTCATCTTGCCTCGACACAACAACTCCTCAAAATTCTACCGAAAGAGGATCCAGACTTTGCTCGCATACAAGAAGAAACACGGGATGAGTGCATCAGCATGTTTTATCGAGTGGTCGAGCAAGAAAAAAGTTGGGCACATTACCTTTTCCAGAACGGTTCGATGATTGGTCTGAATGAACAACTTCTTTGTGACTACGTAGACCATATTGCTGCAAAACGTATGGGTGCAATCGGACTGAACGGTAAGCCAGGTCCTAATCCACTTCCATGGACGCAGAAGTGGATTGCAGGATCTGATGTTCAGGTTGCCCCACAGGAAACAGAGATAACTAGTTACATCTCTGGTGGTGTTATTAAAGATGTCGACTCAGATACATTCAAAGGATTCTCACTATGAGATCGGTAGAACAAGAAGTTTTAAATAGCCTAGACCACCGAGAGAAGATCTGCTGGGATATGGCAGAGGTATTCTTACAGAATAAGGATGCTCATGGTATCCATGATATGGGTGTTGAGATCCAAGCATTACAAAGAGCAATAGCAGAAATAAAAAGGATAACTGAAGAATGAAGTGGATAACCTGTGCCGAGTGTGAAGAAGAGTTTAGGGTTATCACTGATTCGTTAGAACCAGTTACGTATTGCCCGCTGTGTGGTTCCGACCTCCCCAGTGAAGAAGATGAAGAACTTGAAGACGAATAAATAAATCTTTCCGTGCAAACTGGTAAGATTTAATGTGGTTATATGAAGGTAATGAGTTCGAGTACGATGACCAATGGTATGGCTTCATCTATCTTATCGAGAACTTAGTTAATGGTAAAAAGTATATTGGACGTAAGTTCCTGACAAAAGCAGGATACAAGACCGTCAATAAGAAACGTAAGAAGATCCGTGTGGAGTCAGACTGGGCTTCGTACTATGGATCTTCTCCATCGCTGGCTAAAGATATTGAACTTTATGGCCAGGACAAATTCAAACGTACTATTCTAAAACTGTGCAAAACCCGTGGTGAGTGTAACTATTGGGAAACAAAGATGATCTTTGATGCTGATGCAATCCTAGATGGCAACTACTATAACACATGGGTGCAGTGCAAGATCCAAGCCAGTCACGTAAAAGCATTACATTTTAATATTTCGGAGACTACATGAAGTGGGCAGCATACTAGAACATAAGCATCTGATCGTCAGAGCTGAACTAAAAGAACCACCATATTCACCACACGAAATAAAGTTGTGGATGAAACATCTTGTCAACAAGATCGGGATGAACGTTCTTATGGGACCTTATGCCGTCTATTCTGATATGGAAGGCAATCAGGGTCTGACTGCTGTAACCATCATCGAGACAAGTCATATTGCTCTTCACGTATGGGATGAGGCCGAACCGGCACTTATGCAACTAGATGTATATACATGCAGTCATCTGGATATTAATCAGGTGTTTGAATCTATTCAGGAATGGGAACCTACAAAGGTTGAATATAAGTATATTGACAGAGAGCACGGTCTGACTCTCATCGATACTAAAGTATTGTAATGCCGTTTAAAAGAACTACTAAAAGTGGAAAGAATGGTACACGTACCACGAATACACAATCGTTTAAGGGGCCTAAAAGATCTTCTAAAGTTTCAACCAGTAGCGGTAATAAGTATTCAAGAGTTACAACCACAACAAATTTGAATACTGGTGAACGTAAGAGTTATCTTACACAACGCACTGCAGATGGCTGGGTTTCTAGAAAAAGTCTTAGTGCTCCTAAACAAAAAACTTTAAAACCAAAAAAACCTAAAACAATTAAAATCAAAAAAACCAAACCGATAAAGTTTAGCACAGTCTTAATAATTTTGTGTACATTATATCTAATTGGTGTTATAGTTAGTTAATAAGCAAAAGTGAGGAATACAAATAATGGGTAAGAAAAGAACACGTAAGACTGTTGTTTCAAAGGGTCAACGCCGTAATATCGTTGCCGGTGTGAAAGAAGTACGTCAGTCAGTAACAGAGTTTGACAAGGCACTAAATAAGATCGAGGCATGGCGCAAAGGCAAGAACCCGTGGATCACGGTTCCAGGACCATCGTCAAACAAACCGTTTGTCAAAGTGCGTGCTAATAACGTATACGGTGACTACAAACGGACCAACGCTAATTTGTTTGGCGGCAAGTCTGATGCCCAATAATGTTATTATATACAGTAAGGCCAACTGTCCTTACTGCGATCGAGCAAAGGCTCTTCTAAGCCTAAAAAACAAACAGTATCAAGAAATGAAAATTGGCGAGGATCTTACTCGCGATGACTTTGTATCTATTTTCCCTAACGTGAAAAGTGTACCACATATTATTATTAATGGAGATGAAATTGGTGGATTCGATAAACTTACAGAATGGCTCAACACAGACGCAGGACGAAACTTCCTGGCGGAATGAGTACCTTAAAACAACATTAAAGGCTTCAGTTTTGAGTGTTGTCTTTATAAAGAAAGATGGTACAGAGCGTACAATGGTTTGCACATTAAATGCAAATTTACTTCCGGCTCAAACTGATCTTGAAGAAGCAGTACAGAAAAAGACTCCAAACCCAGATGTTCTGGCAGTGTGGGATCTTGAAGCACAAGGATGGCGTTCGTTCCGGTATGACTCGATCATCGGGTTCTCCGAGAGGGAATGGGTAGCGTGATAACAAAAGGGTGTTAACACTATGAATGAAGATTTAATTGAATTGAACGAACTAAATAAAGAATCGAACGGTGGGACTGAACTCACCACTCGTGGTATCTACAAGCATCTTACACGTGAAGAACTTGAGGGTGTACAAATTGTTACGTCGCGTGTTCGTGAACTAGATGATAACCGCATTAAGATATATCATTTACACGATCTTGCTGGCGATCCGGAAGCTTCACATCTTATGGAGTTAGAAAGCCGTGAACGTTTTGATAAGCTTGTTTTTGTTTCTAACTGGCAATATCAGCAATACCGTGACTATTTAGGTATTCCATATAGCCATCAATCTTGTGTAATTGAAAATGGTATCGATCCGATTCCTTTAGTTGATAAACCAAAGGATAAGATCCGTCTGATTTATACGTCAACGCCACACCGTGGCCTTGAGATCTTGGTACCTGTCTTTATTGCGCTTGCTGAGA